CGGCTCTCAGTTGTTTAATGCGGAGGCTTCAAAACTGGTTCTTGATAGCATTAAACTGCTTGGCGCCAACCCGTCGAACGCGGATCGTGAGTTTATCAATAAGACTGTTCCGCAGCTTGCGACCAGCCCGGCGGCGAGGGACCAGCTTATTAACTTCCTTGAAACTAAGGCGAAGAAAAATATTGAACTGTTCCAAAGGGCCGATTCTTTCGCTCGCCAAAACAAAACTTTGGGCGGGTTTGATTACTTCGGCAGTGGCCCCAAGAAAATTTCAAGTGACGCCGAGTTTGATGCTCTGCCCTCTGGAGCCGAGTTTATCGGGCCTGACGGCGTTACCCGGAGGAAGCCGTAATGGGATGGAGAGACGCCCCACAGGTAGGGGGCTGGCAATCTGCGCCAGCTGTCGAGGGTAATAAGCAAGTTTCGCCAGTTACCGTTGGCTCCGCAGGTATGGCTGACGCCATAAAACAAGAGCTTTCCTCTAGGAATTGGGCGGACCGTCAAATCATCGCCGCAGGAACCGGGCTTTCTAACGTCATTCAGGGGGCTAAACAGTTAATCCCTGGCATGAAGGCAGACATTGGGACCATTCAAGCCAACAAGGTTATAAGGGATGAATCCCCGGTGGCGTCTTTCTTGGGTGATGCCGCTTTAACTGCGGTTCCCTTTGGGCTTGCTGGTAATAGCCTAAAAGCTGCTGGTGCTGTAGGTGGCGGGTATGGCGTCTTGCAGCCGGTCGAATCGGATAACCTTGCGGATATTGCCAAAGTTAAAGCGATTAGTGGGACTGTCGGCGCTGCGGCTGGTGCCGGTGGCCAGCTTTTCGCTAACAAGCTGATGGGCGGCGTTACCGGAAGAATCTCGGGTATAGAGCAGAAGGTGGCAGACAAGGCCGCTCAGGTCGCAGCTTCAGAAACCGCAAGTGCTAGAAGTGCGGCAGGTAACGCGGCGCAAAACGCTTACAGGCAGCTTGAGCATCTTCGTGAGCTTGGGGCATCTAATCTCCTGTCCCCGCAACAGAAGGTCCTTGTTGCAAAACTTGAGCGAGAGCTTGCCGAAAAATCCGCTGAAAAACTGATCCCTGCCGCTGCACTTAAACAGGAAACCTCTCAAGCATACAGCGAAGCCATGCAAACAGAGGCGCAGAGGGCGGCGCAATACGCGGCTGACAAACTCAGTGGAAACGAAATAAAACAGCAAGTTATGGCGAGGCTTAAACGCTACGGGCCTGCTGCGGCTGGCGGTATTCTTGGTAATGCCTTTTTCCCAGGACTTGGTGGCGCTGTAGGTGGCGCGGCGACTGGACTTGTGCTTCGTCCTGCTATCCGGTCGATGGTGAACCTTGCTCAGAATCCGGCAGTTCAGCACGGTCTTTTGATGGGCGCTAAGGGTGGTCTTTCTGCATCCGGCCCCGCAATACCTGTCGGCGGGTTGCTTGGCTCTCAATATCTGCTTAACCAGTAATTCTTTTAATTCTTGCGTGGTGTTCGATTCTTTCGTTCGCTGCGCTGTATCTGGTTTTGATTCTCTCGGCCAATAGCTGACGTTTAATCCAGCAGTCCGGCATATACCTGGCGATTGCAAGGCGTATTCCAGCCCCGACAACGCCAAAAAGAAACGCAGCAAGAAGCGGCCCAAGAGCTATGCCGATTAAAGTGTAAGCGTCCATTTTTTAAGTGTATCACAGCCCCGAAAGGGGCTTTTTTATTGTCAATTTTCGGGGTTTTGATGGAAGCAATACTCATAACACTAAAAAAATTCCTTCCTTGCTTTATCGGGGCGTTTCTTGCTGCTGTAACTGGCCCGCAGAGAGATAAGTGGTCAAGGTTTATCGGGTTTGTTTCTGGTTTTTCAATAGCCCTTTACTTCACTGATCCTATTCTTGATTTTTTCAAACTGGCACCTGAAACCTACGCCGCCCCGATAGGTTTTGCGCTCGGTTATTTCGGTATGTCTATAGCTGAAGCTTTGATTAAAGCCATTAGGGATTTGGACATCGCGGGAATCATCAAGTCCAAGTTTGGGGGCCAATGATGTTTTACGCCCTCCTGTGTTTTCTGGTGGCCGCAATCTCCGTTTTTCTTGTTTTTCACTGCAAGTATGAAGATGGAATTATCGGAAGGTTTGCACTTGCCGTGTTGTTTTTTGGTAACGCAATTGTCTTTGGTGAATGGTTTAACGGTGTGGAGTATTCGGTAAATCCAACAACTTTGACGATTCAGCTAGGTATCAGTCTTTTTCTGATTCGCCATGTTTACCGCTTCCTTAAATGGAACAAAACAGGTGCTAACGATTGGAGAGAAAATGAAAAAGTTTCTAGTCCTACTGATGATTTGTGTCCCCTCCTACGCCCAAGAAGTAAAGAAGGACAAAAAAGGAAGAACAGTAATAGTCCTAGACGAAAAACAGTCTAAAGAGTGTGAGAAATACGGCTGTTTAATCACCCCATTGAATCAACTTGAACAAGTCGTTATCGACATCGCAAAGAATATGTGTGGCCAAAGAATCTAACAATGGAAATCAACACACCTCAAGAAGTGTTTGAGAGTTTAAAAGACGCCGTAATTACCGGTGGAGATGTGAACGACGATGGGCTTCATGTTTATTTAAGCGACGGAAGGGTCCTCATGTTCGTGGGTGATTTTCTTGTTTACGTTGGTGTCACCAATAAGTCTGCACTTCAATGAGCTATCCCTATTCTTTGATAGAAGTTGTCTGGGACGATGCCTGCTCTGACGCGGGTTGGCAGTCTTTAAAACAACTGAAGTTTGAGCCGCAGAAAGTCACTACGGTAGGTTTACTGATTGCAGAGAACAAAGACTATCTAATCATTGCTCATACGTATTCCGCAGAAGACTACGTAGGCTGGTTTCAAATTCCAAAAGGAATGATCCTCTCCCGAAAAACCCTGAAACGGGCTAAGAAAGGACAACGTGCCAACCCCTCCAATTGACGCGAGGTTGCTTCAGGAGGCTATAGATTTATACGAGTTATACGGTTCAGCCTACAACGCTGTTAAAGCGGGGGCGACAAATGTTAACCGGCAAACTCTCAGAAACAGGATAGACCAAGCCATTAAAAAAGGCTTCAAGCCTTCAGTCAAAAAAGACGCCCCGAGGATTTACGAGAAAAAACGTCTGGGTCGGATGCACATGGTTATCCCAGACACCCAGGTTAAGCCCGGAGTCAACACGGATCACTTGGAATGGGCCGGTAACTACGCGGCAGAGAAACAACCCGACGTTATCGTAATGATCGGGGATTGGTGGGACATGCCCTCTCTGAGTTCCTACGACAAGGGGAAGCTAAGTTTTGAGGGCCGGAGATACATAGACGATATTAAAGCCGGTCGTAGGGCGATGGAGCGATTCCTGGGGCCTATATCTAAGGTCATGAACTATAAACCAAGGATGGTTTTTACCCTTGGGAACCATGAACACCGAATCGTTAGGTATGTTGAAAACAACCCTGAGTTTTCTGGGAAGTTCGGTTTTGATGACCTTGGGTTAAGAGATTACGGATGGGAAGTCCACGACTTTCTTAAACCCGTTCTCATAGATGGCATTGAGTATTGCCATTACTTTACTTCTGGGGTGATGGGTAGGCCCGTATCGAGTGCCGCGACTCTTTTAAGAGAAAGGCAAAGGTCATGCTCTCAGGGACATGTTCAGCATACAGATGTAGCAATACATAAAAAGACCCAACAAATAGCCTTGTTTGCCGGGACTTTCTACCAGCATGACGAAGATTATTTAGGTTATCAGGGAAATTCCCAGAGAAGGCAGATTGTGATTAAGCATGAGGTAGACGGTGAGGGCCACTATGACCCCATGTTTGTCTCTCTGAAGTTTTTAGAAAAAGCCTATTCGTGAAAAAGCAAAATGTCCGCCCCACTACTGACCGTCGTAACCCTGATTTATGCGGGTATCTCTATCTCCCTCTGGATAGAAGGAAACAAGGGCATGAGTCTGTGCTTTCTGGGTTACACCGTCGCAAACGTCGGTTTACTGATGGCTATGAAATAAACGACTTACCTTGTTCAGACTATCAACGGATGTATGAGATATGAACGGATTACTCGGCCCTGTCACTGCAAATAGGAACCTGCTGGCGCAGGCGGTGAACTCTAGGAATAAACCGCCGTTAGAGCTTAAGCAGAACACCCCGCAGGGGTTGTTAGATGCTGCTGCTATGGCGACCAGCCCTTTCCCTATTGCTGGCGATGTGGTCGGGCTTTTGGCTGATGGTCACAGATTCGCTACCCAACCGGAAACGAGGACGCCTTTAAACTTTGGCTTGGCTGCGTTAGGATTATTGCCTTTTATTCCAGCCCCTAATGCCATGAAAAAAGCCGGGAAATTAACTGAAAGAGAACGCCAGCTATTTGATGCCAGAGCAGACCGGGTTAAAAATTTTGATGAGGAATACAGGTTTACTAACCTTCAAAATTTAGTTCCTAAAGAGTATATCCCTCCACAATTCGGCCAAGAGTTAGTGACTGTTTATCGCGGCGTCCCAAGCACTTCAACCTCAAAGGGCATTTTTCCAGGAGATTGGGTTTCTTTGGACAAAAAATATGCGATGCAGCACGGAACTAGCGAGTCCGGTAAAAGTGTTGTCGTTGAGATGAAGGTGCCAGCTTCTGATATTGGTTGGGCCGGAACCGACATGAATGAGTTTTTCTACGTTCCTAAAAATAAATCAAAGTGACTTGATTTTTTAGCCCGCGCAGCAAAACACCCGCTTCGGCGGGTTTTTTATTGGTATCCGTCAACCTTAAAAACTAGTGGATATGCTCACGTTACACGACTACTTCATGGGAAGAGATAGAAGATTCCCCGACGAATTGACCGACGATAAGCGTTCAAACGCGGAAGAAATGATCGACAAAGCCAATCAATTACTAGAGCGATTCGGTGAACCGAGGAAGGTTAATTCAGGCTGGCGACCGGCTCAGATTAACGGGGCCACTGTGGGCGCTGCGAAGAAATCTAAGCACATGACCTGCGAGGCTATCGACCTTGAAGATAAGGACGGGTCTTTAGATGCGTGGTGCATGGATAACCTTGAAGTCCTGCAAGAGATAGGGCTGTGGTTGGAACATCCAGACGCAACGCCTACGTGGTGCCATGTGCAGATCGTCCCCCCAAGATCAGGAAACAGGGTCTTTAAACCATGAACGGACTACTCGGGCCGGTAACGGCTAATCGAAACATGCTGGCGCAGGCTTTGAATTCTAGGAACAAGCCTGAGTTTCAGATGAAGCAGAACACGCCGCAAGGTCTGTTAGACGCGGCTGCTCTGGCGACTTCTCCCGTTCCGATTGCTGGGGACATGGTGGGTTTGTTAGCCGATGGGCACAGATTCGCTACCCAACCGGAAACGAGGACGCCGCTTAACTTTGGACTAGCGGCTTTGGGGTTGCTTCCGCTTATCCCTGCTGCTGGTGCTGCTGCTGGATTGTGGAGGGGGTCGGCTGGCCCTGCTATGGGTGGGAATCAACTTGGGATGATAAATATAGAAGGCAGAGGTCGGTTCCCGCAAACATCAAAAGATGTAGATACATTAGCTAAAAAACTGGAAAAAATGTTGTTTGACCAAAATATTCATGCGGGGAGACAAGATTCATCTATATCCCCAAGCACCTATTTTTATTTAAGAAGGGCTGACGGCGCTGATGATCTAAAAGTAAGAATTAGCGATCATATGAATGTTCATGGTGCTGACGTAAGTATTGACCCATCTGGACAAGGGAAATCATTTGAGGAAGCAATTTCTTTTCTTAATAAAGAGGGGTTCCCGGTTGGGAATAAGGCGACAAAAAGAAAAGACATACTAAAACTTGATTATTCTGATTTAGATTCTTTTCTTGGTAAACGCTCGAACGGACTCCCCCACTCAGAAGAAACGCTAAAAAAATGGCAAAAGCAATTTGTAAAAACCATTGACGGGAAACTTATTAGAAAGCCCGGATCATGGCCTTAATCGGAGTCATCAATTTCAGATTGTTCCCATCCCGCAGTCCATGCTCTAACCAAGGCCGGATGATTAAATCCGCCGCCATGATTCCGCTCCATTGCTGCGTGAGCAGTAGCTCCATCGTTATATGCCTCTTGTAGTGAATATTCTGAAGGATGCGGCAATGGATCGCTTTTTTCTAAAAACTGCAAAAAATTAGTTTCCACAGAAATCTCCATGCAAAAAGGTTTTATCAATCTCTCTCTCTACATCACGCTAGGAATGGGCGCGATCATACTCATTCTTGGAGTGTTACTTAAAGTCCAATCCTCACGCTTAGAGACTTGTAAGGCTGAACACAAAGCCTTTGTGAGTGAAGTA